TCCCGCCGATTGTCGATTAGTTGGCGTAAGGACGGACGGCGATGTTGCCGTTATCATTTACGAACCAATTCAAAGCGTCCGGCAAATTGGATTTATCCATTACCCGGAACCAAACGACGAAAACGAGGACGAACCCGATAATAAAAAATGATTATGCAGTATAATAACAAAGATTATAAGCCGAAATTGCACGACCGTTGGCGTGCATTAACCGTTAAAAACCCGTATGCAACGCAGTTGGTAACGGCGGCGTATGAGGACAACGGAATTGTTTACGGAGAAAAATGTATTGAGGTACGCAGCAAAAACACGCCGTACCGGGGCGATTTAATGGTTTGTTCGTCTGCTAATCCCGTAATTGCGGGATATGAAAGCGGCGTTACTTTGGGATTGGTTGAATTGTACGACGTTAAGCCCGTCGCCGATTTTACCCCGGAAGATTGGGAGAATACCCGCATACCGCCCGAAAAACGTAAATCCATTACAAAGGGGTTCGGTTGGCTGATGCGGAACCCCCGCCGGGTTGTTGAGTTCCCAATTAAGGGGCAATTGGGTATCTATAATCTCGTATATACAAAAGGTTGTATTGTCGAATATCCTAAAGTTATGGTATTGGATAAAGAGGCATACAATAAAATAAAAGAAACGTATTAGTTTGTTGTATTATGGTTTAATATTATCTTTGCAAAAAAAAGATGGAAAATTGGAAGTTTATAAACGCTAATTATGAAGTTTCAGACAAAGGTAATATAAAGTCTGTAAATTATCGGGGAACGGGTAAAAGTGCGATACGAAAGCAATCTATTAGTAAAAACGGATATATGCGGGTAATACTATCAGATAATGGTAAAAACAAAACATATTTCGTTCATAGATTAGTTGCGGCGGCTTTTATTCCGAACCCGGACAATTTGCCGGAAATAGACCATATCGACGGCAACCGAGCCAATAACGATGCAACTAATTTACGTTGGTGTACGAGAAAGCAAAATTTGAATTATCAAAAAGCAATTAATAATAAACGTGAAACCATGAAGAAAGTAAATACATGGTTTAAGAAAACCGGAAAAGATAATCACAATGCAAAACCCGTTTATCAATATGATTTAGAGGGTAATTTTATAAAGAAATGGGATTGCATACATGATGCGCAAAGATGCGGTTTTAATCATGGAAATATTATTAGTTGCTGTAAGGGACGTTTAAAACATTATAAAAAATATATTTGGAGATATGAGTAAAAAACAAGTTGGAATTATCCGCAACAATGGCGACGTACATACGGCGCAAATTGGGTTCCATGCCGGACGGGTTGGCGTGTCTGTTTACGTCCGGGAATATTGGAAGTATAAGAGTTGGTTTATTATTCCCGGCGTGTCCGTGGATGCGGTCAACGGTTACGACCGTTACGTTGACATTGAGGCGAAAATATTGTTTTTCGGCATTGGCATACAGTTTATATGGATTAAAAGAAAGGTAAAACGATGAAAGCAAAGATTTTATTGTTATCTTTGGCAACGCTTTTGTTGGGGGCGTGTCAAAGCGAGAACGAACCAACGGAGGCATTTAATTTACTTCAAAAACCCGAGAGCATGGAAGAAAGAAACGAGTTTGTAACGAATACCACGGCGGCAATGATACAGATAAACGCCCCCCGGTATAATTGTGAGATTGTCGAAACCGCATTAGCCGGCGGCGATAGGGTGCGAATTTGCGTAAAAGGCGCAAAGGAAGATTTGGACGCATTGTTTGACTATGTAAACGAAGCGGGCAAAGAATGAGAGTAAAGCAACCCGAACCGTTCGACCCAAACAGAGAATACCGCCCCGGCGAACGTTGCGTTTACCGGGGTATGGTATTGATTGCCGAGATATGGACGGCAGCGGATGCACGATTAGCCAACAACAACCCCGCAATATTTACGCAACGTTGCGTTCGCTGCAAAATCCAAAGGGAAGATTGCCCCGGAATAGGTAGGCAATGCGATAAGTACAACAGAACCGACCGAAAAACGATATTTTGGCGGTTGGCATATCCGAAAACAGTAAGAACGAATAAAAAATTAGAGCATGACAGAAAGTAAGTTAAACCCGTTTGATGCGGAATTGTTGGTTATGATTGGCGATATTGCCAAAAGCCAACCGGAGGTCGAGGGAAACCCCGACCGTTACGAAATCACGGTTGACACAACCGAGATACAGGGAAACGCAATTGAAGCACTAAAACAGGCAGTCGCCGGACGATTGGGGAAACGCTTGTTAGTTACCCACACGTTAGACGCCGCCGTTGTTTTCAACGTCGAGTACGACCCGACGGAATACCCGGAACAAATCCGCACCCGGTTAGTTGAGCCGGACGCCACGGCGGGAACCCGATATTGCCGCACGTTGTTAGAAGTTGACGCAATACAGGTACGCCGGGACAATTTGGACGACCTGTTGAGATTTACCGGAGGCGGAACCATGACGATACCGAGAACCCCAAACGGGCGGGCGGTTTATTCGTTCCCGGACGGCAACGGCATTTTCATTGACGCCCCGGAAACGTACTACATTGTCCGGGAACCGGACGGACGATTGACAACCCGCCCGGAAAGAGAGTTTAACCGGGAGTTTGAGCCGAAAGGCGTAAGCGTACCGAAAGAACCCGGCGATAAGGGATGCGGGAATTGCGCCAACTTTACAAACGAGGATGTCAACGGGAACGGTTATTGCGAGGCGTTCAAATGCGAACAATCGTGCGGCGTTATGCCGTGCCAAGAGTACAAACCTAAAAATCAATAAAGCGATGAACAAAAGAGAAAAATTTTTGAAAGAGATTGCCGAGGTTATCAACCATAATTCTTTGGAGGCGCATTTTAACGATACCCCGGATTACATATTGGCGAAAGTCGCAGTTGAAGCAATGGAGAATTTCGCCGAAGCGTCCGCACGGAGGGACAATTGGCACGGGTTCAAAGAAGCCGATAAGCCGGGCGAGGTTGTGCGGAATGAGGATTGCGACAATTGCCCGGTTCGGGGGATTTGCCCGGAGCATAAGAAGCCGGAGGCGTTCGATGTCCCAAAGGAGGTGCGAGCAGTGGCGGAATTTTTCGGCAAGATGTTCCCCGGTTCCAAAGTAGAAATACACCGGGTCGAAATGCCGAAAAGGAACCCACGGGATAAACGCCGGGGAAAGAATAAACGGGAAGGAGGGCGACGCAATGAAAAATAAATGTTCGTCGGAAATTCCTAATATGCCGACCGGATGCGCCCCGGATAATAGACGCTCCGAAAAGATATACGGAACGTGTCGATATTTTAACCCGGAATTTCCGGTAAATGGAAAGCCCGCCCCGGTATGTTTGGCAATAAAAGAAATGAAAGGGGGAACGGAATACAGCACCCCCGTGGAACGCAACATTATTTTCGTTGCTCAAATGGGAGGTACGAAATAGGCATAAGCAATTAGGCAATCAGCCCCGGAAACAAAGCCGGGGTTTTGCCGTTTATATGTGAGAGAGAACAAACGGTTGGCAATGTACCGGAAAAGCCGTAAATTTGCCCCGTGGTTAAAAGATAACCGCCGAGATATAGAAAGTATTGGTTAAGATAATAAAGCCTCTTAAAATGGAAATTCCGTGCAAATAACTTGCAAAAGGGTCAGCAACGTTTTAAGGAGGTAACAGGGGAAAGGATAAAGCCCGGAACGAAAGAACAAAGGCAAAGGAGCCGATAAGGAACCAAGCCAAAGGACGAAAAGGCGTAAAAGGCAGATTTTGACCCCTGTTGACATTAAAAGAGGTTAGACGATGAAAAAGAGAAAGAAGCCATTAGGCTACAACAAACGTTCCGAGGAACAACGAATTTATGACATTCGGTTTTGTGCCGATTTATTTTTGCGTGGTTATTCGTACCGGGAAATTGCGGACGCATTGAACCGGGATTTGTCCGCCCGTGGAATGGGTTATACAATAACCTTTCAAATGGTTTATTACGATTTGCAACAATGCCTTATCGAATGGAAGCGGGAACGGTTGGAAACAATCGACGAATATGTTACGCAGGAATTGCGCAAGTTGGATAAAATGGAGCAACAAGCGTGGAAGGCGTGGGAGGCGTCGAAAACCGGAAAGATGCGCACCAAAGAGAAAACCAACCGGGGGCGTCCTATCAAAACGGATGCGACCGACGGCGACCCGGAATATTACGGGTATGACGAAACGACCGTTGAAACGTCGGCGGGCAATCCCCGGTTTTTGGATTTGTTGTTGAACATTCAACAACGCCGGGCAAAGATGTTGGGATTTGATGCACCCGTTAAAATCGAAATCCCCGGATACAACGCCGGGACGGACGACGATAAACCGAAATACGATGTTAAGGCAATCCCGGACGACCTGTTGTTTGCCGTCGCCGACAAATTGCAGTCCGCCGAATTTCAAAAGACAATCGCCGAGAAAGGAGGGGCGCAATAATGGCAAAGCGAATGAATGTTGTTAAACAGGTTGTAACCAAAACGAACCATTATTGCGGGGATTGCGGACACGGTGTTTGGTATTTCGACCATGAGAATTTAGATGTTGCAAATAGATTGCCGATTTGTTGCCGTTGTCCGTTTACCCCGAACCGTTCCCGGATAAGGAACGAAACGGCGTGTTTGAATTGGATACCGAAAAAGCCCGGCGAATTGATAGTTACACCCGATAAAATTGTACGACCATGAGCAACGAGGAATTATTGAAGATGTACGAGGCAATCAAGGCAGACCCCGGCGAATTGGTGCGAGCCGCCGCCCGTAAACGTCTTATCAACTTTGCCCGGTATATGCAACCGGATTTGGTATTGGAACCGTTTCATGTTGTATATTATACCCTGTTGGATATGTTTGCGCATGGCAAAATACGAAAGATGATTGTACAACAGCCGCCGCAACACGGAAAGGCATTGCCTATTGATACGCCAATCCTTACAACAAATGGTTGGAAAAAACATGGAGAATTACAACCCGGAGATTATGTTTTTGGAGATGATGGAAAACCCAAAAAAGTAATAGCAAACTTTGGTAAATATGAATGGCACACCCAAAAGGTAATCTTTGCTGATGGGAATGAAATGGTTGCAGCCAAAGAACATGAGTGGAAGATATTTGCAGATAGAGACAATCACAAAGGAAGAAATGAGGAACTGCAAGAAACGCAGAATTTATTGAAAGGGCGACACAGAAGAAGTCCATATATAAAGGCTGATGCAGTTCTAGATATGCCTAAAAAAATATTGCCAATTGACCCATATGTACTAGGATTGTGGCTAGGGGATGGATTGAGCGCACAAGGTGTAATAGTATCCGGAGATGAAGACCAAGAACATTATCAAAGTATAGGAGAGGTAAGAAGAGTTGAACCGGGATATTATCGTTGTTTAATTAAGGGGCTTACAAAAAAGCTGCGAGTTAATGGATTGCTTTATAATAAACACATCCCTGTACCCTATTTGTTAGCTAGCAAAGAACAGAGATATGAACTTTTGAGGGGTTTGATGGATACCGATGGTTCTGTAGACGTAAAAGGTAGATGCGAATTCTGTCAAATGGAAGGAAGACTAGCCACAGATGTCTATGTTATTTTGCGTTCATTGGGGTTTAAGCCAACCATGCATAAATATGATGCTATTTTGAATGGGAGAAATGTAGGAAAAAAGGTGAGAATTATGTTTTCCCCAAACAAAGACCAAATCATATTTAAATTGGCAAGAAAACAGAATCGCATTGTAGGTAAGACACAACAAGACCGAAGTGATAAAAGCAAATTCTTCATCAAGGAGGTCAAGGAACATCATAATGATATTGTCAATTGCATACAAGTTGATGGCGGTATGTATTTAGCCGGATTGGATTTGATACCAACACATAACTCTGAGGGGTCAAGCCGCAAATTACCCGCATTTATGTTGGGGTTAGACCCCGACCGCAAAATATGTATCGGTTCGTATGCGGCGACAATCGCACGGGATTTTAACCGGGACGTTCAACGAATAATCGACACGCCCCGGTATCGTGAATTATTCCCCGGCACGTACTTAAATGGGTCGAACGTCGTAACAATGGCGAATACCTATTTGCGCAATTCCGATGTTATCGAAATGGTCGGGCGTAAGGGGTCGTTGCGTGTCGTCGGTCGTGGCGGTTCGCTGACGTCTAAAACCGTGGACGTTTCGATATTGGACGACGTGTATAAAGATTACGCCGAGGGTAACAGCCCGATAGTACGGGCGGCGGCGTGGAAATGGTACACGACCGTTGTACGCACCCGTTTACACAATGATAGTCAAGAATTGATTGTATTTACCCGTTGGCACGACGACGATTTGATAGGGCGCATTGAAAAGAGCGGCGAAACGATTATTGATGTTAAGTGTTGGGCGGATTTGGAGGACGTAACGCCGGGGGCGTGGGTGCGCATAAACTTTGAGGGGTTGAAAACCGGGGAACCGACCGAGATAGACCCACGGGAACCGGGGGCGGCATTATGGGAAAGTCGACACAGTAAGCAAAAGTTGGAAGCGCAAAAGGCATTAGACCCGGTGCAATTTCAATGCCTGTATCAAGGCAACCCCGGTTCCGCCGAGGGTCGATTGTACCAACCTTTCAAAACGTGGGTCGAAAAATCCGATTACGGCACGTACATTCGTTCCGGCGCATACATTGACGTTGCCGACGAGGGCGACGACCTGTTGTTTGCCGCAACGTATGACGTGTATAAGTCCGACAATCTGTTTTTCAACGAGAAAACAAAGCGCATGGAGCCGATATTGTTTGCCCTTATTACAGATATGGAAATGACGGACGAAAATACGGACGTTACAACCGTAACCGTCCCGGCGATGATTAACCGGAACGGGACGCAAAAAGCGTGGGTTGAGAGCAACAACGGTGGTGCGGGTTACGAAAAGGTTATTAAAAAGAAAGTCCGGGCGATTACCGACCCGTTTTATCAAGGGGGCAACAAGGAAAGCCGGATAATAACAGCGTCCGCAATGGTTAATCAACATATAATTATGCCGTTCGGTTGGGAAACCCGGTACAAAGCCGTTTACGACCATGTAACCGGATTTTTGCGCAATTTCGGAGCCAACACGCACGACGACCCGGAGGACGGATTGACCGGGATATATGAAAAGGAGATTGCGGACGGCAATATACAGCCATACGCACACGCAAACCGAGGCGTAAGACGACGCAATTAGCAATATTTTTGAGATATGCAAGATTATCCGGGAAAAAGTTTATAACTTTGTAACCGTAACAAGGGGGCAAAGGGACAGCCCCGGAGAAAGTAACAATATTTTTAACGTTAAAAACAAAGAAGTATGATTTGTAAATGTCCGGCGGGGGCGGCGTTGCCCGATGTACCCGCAATTACGTGTTCGGAAAGTTTCGGACAGGTTCAGAAAGTGGCTTTTCAACGTCTTTTGAAAGGCGACGGAAGCAAAAACAGTTTTACGAGTGAAAAAGCGATTACGGCGTTAGCGTCGTGGACGCCCCTGTTATCGGCGGCGGATAGCACGAAAGTAGTTGTTTCGCCGTATATCCAAGCCCCGACCGCCGAGGCGGGAGCCGCCCGCACCTTTGGAGGCGGTAACGAAACGTTGGGAGGCGTCGAAGAAATTATTGGACGTGAACCAACCCCGTTTACCGGAGTTATCCGCAAAGCCCCGCAGGAGGTTATCAAGGCATTAAAGGAAATGCAATGCGAAAGTTGGGGCGACAATTTGGGTATCTACATTTTCGACGAAAACGGCGCAATCGGCGCAATCAAGGGGGATGCCGACGGTACATATTACCCGATACCGATACGTTCGTTGTTTATCGGCGATAAGACGTTGGGCGGATTGGAAGCCCCGGACAGCAACGCAATACAATGGTCGTTTTTGCCGAATTGGTCGGACGATTTGGCGATTGTTGCCCCGGCGTTTAACCCGCTTACGGATTTGAAACCCGCACAAGGGTAATGACGGCGAAAGTTACAAAGGTCGTGTTGGAATGTCCGACCCTTAACACGACCGAAGAATTTGAGATTAACCACGCCGAACGCCTGTTGCGGATGCCTAACAATGGCGGTTGGCAGTTGCCCGAAAAAACACCTTTTGAATTTAGCAAAGAAAATGGGATTAGATATAAAACGCATACGAAAGGAAATAACGGAACCGAGGAAAAAGGCGACGATAAATAAAGCGGTCATACACCAAAACCGCATTAAATTTCACGCCCAAACCAACGTAACGCCCTTAATGTGTTTACCCACGACCGATTTTTTGGCATGGGTTCAAAATCTTATCCCGCACGATAAATTCAAAATCTTCAAAACATTGTTCCGTTACCCCGTTCGTACCAACGAGGTAACGGGCATTTGTTTTGATAAGTTAAGCCGTATTTTCGACGGTCGTAACCCGGCGTTCAACTATCAATTTCAAAACACGGAACAACGGGACGATTGGGAGTATTACCGCCAAGATGTATTAAAGGAGCCGGAAATTTGGAGCACGAAAGGTTGGGAGTTTTTCAAGACGGAAATAAACAGCGTCTTAATAGTTGATTTGCCCGCCGAGCAAAACCCCGCCGACCGATACCCGACCCCGTATTTTTATTGGCTACCTATCGAAAGCGTCATAACCTTTGAGGCAAACCGGACAACCGGGATTATGGATTGGATAATTTTCTGCCAACCCGATAAACGTATTGCAGTTATTGACGATGAACGATACAGAGTATTTGCAGAGGACGACGGCGGCAACATAGGCGAATTATTGGTTGATAACCCACACGATTTGCGCTATTGCCCCGCCCGTTTCTTTTGGAACGAGCCAATGAATTTGCGAGAACCGGACGTTAAACAATCCCCGCTAACAAAAGAATTGGAGGCGTTGGATTGGTTTTTGTTTTTCCATATATCGAAGCGGCATTTGGATATGTACGGGGCGTACCCGATATATTCCGGTTACGAACAATCGTGCGATTTTACAAACGCCGAAAACGGCGATTATTGCGACGGTGGATTTTTGAAAGACAAACAAGGGTATTACAGGTTAGACCAAGCCGGGTTATTGATGCGTTGCCCCAAGTGCGGCGACAAACGGATTACCGGGGCGGGTTCCTTTGTTGAAATACCGATACCGGACGGGGACAAACAACCCGATTTGCGGAACCCGGTACAAATGTTGACCGTTGACCGTACAAGTTTGGATTATAACGTTGAGGAAGAAAAGCGATTGCGGGAAAACATTATTACCGCCGTCGTCGGACAAAACGAGGAAGTAACCCAACGGGAGGCATTCAACGAACAACAGGTTAAAGCCGCATTTGAGAGCCAAAGCACGGTATTAAACCGAGTGAAAAAAGGCTTTGAAGCCGCCCAACAGTTCGTCGATGAAACGGTTTGCCGATTGCGATACGGCAATATGTTCGTATCTGCAAAAGTCAATTACGGCACGGAGTTCTATTTGTACGACGCAAGCGAGTTGTGGAACCGTTACAAGTCGGCAAAGGAAAGCGGCGCAAGTGAGGCAGAATTGGACGCCCTACAAAATCAGATTATCGAAACGGAGTACCGGAACAACCCAACCCAATTGCAACGTATGTTGATATTGGCAGAATTGGAGCCGTACCGCCATTTGACCCGGAACGAGGTATTGGATTTGTACGGGCGTAACTTAATCCCGGAGAATGAATTGCGTATAAAGTTGAATTTCGCTAATTTTGTCCGCAGGTTTGAACGGGAGAATACAAACATTTTGGAATTTGGAACGCAAATACCATTCGACCAAAAGATTTCAGTAATAACAAGTAAATTTAACGAGTATGCACGTAAAGACAGCAACAGAGGGTAAAACAAAGGACGTCGCAATTACCGACGTCACCCCCGAAAATTACATTGTACCGAGCAACGAACAACATTTGTATCATTGCATTATTGAGGTGCGCAAGTTTGACAGCGAAACGGGCAAACGCTTATCCGTTCCCCGTATCCAAAAATTCGGCAAAAAGTCCTTTGAAAACGGCATTTTGTACGCACTGAAAAAACAGGGTTACACGATTACCGTATTGCACGACCCCAACGAGTACGTCAAGGCGCAAGCCGAGGAAAAAGCGGCACGAACCGCCGCACAGCAGAAAGCCGCCGAGGAAAAAGCCGCCGCCGATGCACAGGCAAAGGCAGAAGCCGAGGCGAAAGCCAAAGCCGAGGAAAAAGAGGCGTTAAAGGCTGAAATTTTGGCGGAATTGAAAGCGGCGGGAGTTATCCCGGCGGAACCCGCCAAAGAAACCAAAGCCGATGCAAAGGCAAAGGCAGAAGCCGAGGACAAACCCGGAGCGAAAAAGTAACAGAGTATTAAACCATTAAAAAATACGATTATGGCACAGATTGCACAGCAAGACAATTTGGTTATTGAAGTAACAACAACCGCCGCCGCATTGGATGGCGCAACAAAGAAAAAGTTGATTGAATGTATTGAGGGCGGAACAATTACCGACGTCATTTTGGTAACAAAAGAGGTTGAAAAGAAAATCAGCCATGCACGTGTTGTTAGTTGGTTGGTTAACACAACCGGGGATTCGCCAAAATACACAATTGATATTATTAACGCAGACAGCGGAGAAGTAGAAGCAATCGCACTTAATTAATTCAAAGGGAAAGAATTATGTTAACGAGAGAAATTTTAATTGCAAATGCGGCATTAGCCGGATTAACCGACGAACAAATTGCGGCAATTACAACATTGTCCGCCAACGACGAAAATAGCGTTATCGCCAAAAAGACGGGCGAAATTTACGGCGGATTGGATGCCGATATTTTGGCGGCGTCCGGTATAGCGAAGAACGGAACCGAAAAGACGTTTGATTACGCAAAACGTGTGGTCGCCGAGTTCAAAACCAAAGCGGAAAGCGCAAGCGCATTGCAAACCCAAATCGACAGTCTGACGAAAGAAAAGGCACGTTTGGAAAAGGCAATTGCCGACGGTGCGACCGATGCGGAAACCGCAAAGGCGTTGAAACAGGCGAAAGCCGATTTAACGGCGGTAACAACGCAGTTTAACGACCTCAAACGCAAGTATGATGAAGCCGAAAAGAAATTCCAAACGGAATTGTTCGGCGTCCGTATCGAGGGCGCATTGCAGGCGGCAACCGCCGGGTTGAAATTCAAACCGGGATTGCCCGAAAGCGCAACAAAGGTTTTGTTGGCGCAAGCAATCGACAAAATCAAGGGCATGAACCCCGAATATATCGACGACGGCAAAGGCGGCAAAATCATTGCTTTTAAGGACGAAAGCGGCGCAATTATGCGTAACCCGAACAATCAGTTGAACTCGTACACCCCCGGCGACCTGTTGGCAAAGGAATTGGATACAATGGGTATTTTGGATAAGGGACGCCAAGCCGGAGGCGGTGGAACGGTTCCCCCGGGGGGCGGTTCCGGCAGTGGTAGCGGAACAACCATTGACGTAACGGGCGCAAAAACCCGTGTCGAGGCTTACGAAGCAATCGCCGCAAACCTTATGGCGCAGGGCTTAACGGCGGGTTCCGAAAAGTTCGACGCCGCAATGAAACAGGCATGGCAGGACAACAATATTGCCGCATTGCCGGAAAAGTAAACAATCACGGGTAAAGGGTAAACCCGCATTTAATAACAATTAAATTTTTAACATTATGTCATTAGTAGCGACAAGATTGCAGAATTGGCGGATTGAAAACCCGGAATTAGACCGTAATATGACCCGCCCGTGTGAGTATGGCGCATTGGATTTCTTCATTGAGCAAACCAACGCCCCGTCCTCAATCATTAACCCCAATTTGCGTGACCGTGCGTTTGCGTCTATTGGTAACACGGTACAAGTACCCGTTATCAATTACGACGGCGATGTACAGGTTAGCAATGTCCGTTCGTGTGTTATCGCTGACGATGAAAATACGTCCGCATTGGTAACGGTTGTTTGGGCGACTTATGCCATTGGCTTTACAATGGTTCCCGCCGCCTACATGAACAACGAAATTTCCTACGAACACGACTTTTTGCGCAAAATGGAAAAGACGTGCCGGGCTTTGGCGGACAAATTGGACGTCGGAGCCGTTGCCGCATTGGAGGCAAACAAAACACAGGTGTTCAAAACGTTGCTTAATTACACGAGGTCGGGCAATGTGGTACAGGTTCCAACCCAAATGGCGACCGAGATTTTGGGCGATATTAACCCGATTATGCGGGCTAACTGTTACCCGGAATATATCCACATTATCGCCAACGCCGGGGTTGATAGCCTTATACGTAAACTTGCACAACATGGCGTTTACAACGACGTAAACAAGCGCATGGAGTACGACAATAAGGTATTACATTACACGAACAACGTAACCGACGAAACGGGCAAAATGGGAACCATGTTTGCCGTTGCTGACGGTAATGTTGGTATCCTTACACGTGTTGACCGTGAGGCATTGCGCCGCACCCGTGCGAATTTCCACGAATGGGACGTTGTACGTTTGCCGTACATTGATTTGCCCGTTGGTTCGCACTATTACACCGCCGTTGGCGACCAGTCCGCAATTATGGGCGACGCAACCGCCGATTTGACGTGCGCCGTTAAGGAGTATTTCGGATTTTCCGTTGACGTGGCGTATATGGTTGCTTACAACAGCAACCCGAATACCGTGGCAACCCCGATTATCAAAGCCGAGATTGCCGCCCGCAATCCGAACGAGCCGTTGGGTATGCCTGTATATGTAACCAACGCCGGGGAATTTTCCGCCGGAGGTGGCGCATAACGCCGGCGCATAACGAATTGTTAAACCGAGGGGACGGGGTGGTTATCCCCGCCCCCTTATTTATTTCAAACGCAGATGTATCGATTAAAAGAAATACAGGACGCATTATTGCACGTCGTCGGGTGGGAACAATCATACGACCCGGCAAAGGCGATAGACGACAATTTAACGCAGACGGAAAGCGGTTTGACGTTTCAAGGTGCGCACCCCCTTGTTACTTTGGATAATGTCCGGGCAATCGTCCCGGATGATTTCGTTTTTCAATATCCGGTTTGGAATATGATACCGGAATACAAAGCCGGGGCAAAGGTTCGCCACAACAACAAAGTTTGGATTGCCGCACGGGACAACCAAAACGAGAAACCGACCGAAAGCGATTTTAACGACGATTACGGCAACCCATATTGGCAACCGTACAATTTCATTTCCGATTATTTGGAGCGGTTGACCCGTAACGGTATTGCGCAAATGGTACAAACATTCACGCAAATAAAGGGATTGGATAAGGAAACAAAGAACTTGTTGGAACGGCGCACGTTCTTTGACGGTGCGGGACGTATCCGGGCGACGTTGCCGAATAATCATAAATTAGTCGGGTTTGAAATTGTCCCGGTTCGTTCTATGGGCGTAACAATGAAAATCGAACAAATCGGGTTGCAAATGACGGGCGCAACTGGGGTTGTTCGTATGTATCTTTTCCATTCGTCCCAAATTGACCCGATAAAGACGTTTGATTTGAATTTTACGCAGACAAACGGCGGTTTTCAATGGTTCCCGTTGGAAGATTGTTATTTGCCGTATATCAGTACCGGAAACAACGCCGGGGGGTCGTGGTTCCTTTGTTACAACCAAAACGATTTGCCCGCCGGGATGCAGGCAATTAACATGACAAAGGATTGGAGCCGGGAGCCGTGCGGGACGTGTACGGGTTACGTTGATTTGGAGCGTTGGCGGGAAATAACCAAGTATTTACAGGTATCCCCGTTTATGATGAACGCCCCGGAAACATTCGACGAATACCCGGAGTTGTGGGATATTGCGTTGACGATGTACACCAATACGCAGAATTACGGGTTGAATTGCGAAATAACCGTTGGTTGCGACCTAACGGATTTTATCATTAAGGAAAGGCAGATTTTCCAAACGGTTATCCAACGACAGGTCGCCGCAATCATGTTGCGCACGTTGGCAATGAACCCCGATGTTAAGGTAAACCGGAACCAAGTAAACGCAACCCGGTTGGAAATTCTTTACGAATTGGACGGCAACGTTGAGGGTCGCCCCGGCGGTTTGGGTTATGACCTTAAAAAAGCATACGAGGCGTTGCGGTTGGATACGCAGGGTATCGACCGTATTTGCCTTACTTGTAATAACCACGGTGTAAAATACCGGACAACGTAAGATTATGGCGGGGTTAAAGTCAATACAGGATTTACGCAACCGGGTTGCCACGTTCAACAACGGGTTATCGTCCGGCGCATACATTCAACAAATCATTTGGGACAATGACGCCTATATTGTTGATATGAATGCCGAGGAACAATTGTTTGAACAAGGTATTAACCGTTTGGGCGTGGATATTATGGATTACGCCCCGTATTCGCCGTTGACGATAGCCATAAAGGAGGAAAAGGGACAACCGACAAACCGGGTAACGTTACGGGATACCGGGGATTTTGAAGCGTCGTTTTTTTTGGAAGTCGGCGACAAACAGTTTGAAATAAAAGCGTCGGATTTCAAAACGGAGGACTTAATAAAAAAGTACGGGCGGCAAATATTGGGATTGACGGACGAAAATATTGCGGCGTTGATTTGGCAATATATATTCCCGGACTTAATGAAGAAAGCAAAAAACGTATTATATGGCAACGAATAAGAGAACAACCCCTATAATTCCCAACCCGGTTTTAATCGACCGGGTTTTGGGGAACATACAAACCGGGTTAATGGATAACGTCGATTGGTTGGACATCGCATTTGGGCGGGCGCAACGTATCGCCAAAGTGATACAGGGCAAACGCTATTATACCCCGAACGTATATGCGGGCGGGACGGAATGGAGAGGCGACAATGATTATATCGACGTTTCCCCGGATGCCAATATTGGCAATTTTTCGTTCTTTTGGATAGACGACCCGCAAACGGTCGGTTGGGTTCCCAAAGAGCAAAGCGAGATTAAAGCCCCGTTTTCTCTTATTGTTTGGTTCGATTTGCGCAAGGTTTACCCCGGTCAACTCAACAACCGGAATACCGAGGCATTGAAGAACGAAATATTGACCGTCCTAAATGGCGGTTTTTGGCTGAAAGACGGGACGATTGTAATAAACCGGATTTATGAGTTGGCGGAAAACGTGTACCGTGGGTTTACGTTGGACGAAATAGATAATCAATTTTTAATGCACCCGTTCGGCGGTTTTCGCTTTGAGGGTGTATTGTCAGTTAATCAACCTTGTAACATTTAACGATATGGTAACTTTCATTATTTGGGTTTTGGTCGTGGCAACCGTGGCGGCGTTCCTGTTGACCCTGTTAAAAAAGTGGGGCGTTATTGAGTACGTCCAAGTTCACGGCAACGACTTTTTTGTTAAGATGTTCAATTGCGGCTTTTGCTTATCATGGTGGGCGGGGGTCGTTTTGTCCGCCCTGTTTGCTATATGCACCGGGAACCCGGCATTGTTATTGGTTCCGTTTTGTTCAACAGTCATAACCCGCATACTCTTATGAAAACGACAAAGATAGGGGAACGGGCGGTTGTGTTGTACGACAGTATTGACGAATTGCCGATTTTGCGATTTCACGCATATAACAAAATGTTGCTTATCGACGCCGGGGTTGGGTCGGATTTGAACGATTGGGATGCGCATATAGAAAAGGCAATCCGGTTTATCCGAAAGGAAAAGCCGGATTTGGCGGAAAAGGAATTGGATAATTTGCGGCAAAACGTTTATTTCGTCCAATCCGCCATATCGCCAAAGTATTTGGCGTTTGCCTGTTTGGTTAAGTCAGTGGACGGAACCGAATACAACGATATGACGGCGGACGGTTTGCAAAAGGTATTGGATTTATTCGCCGATGCGCCGAACGCCGAGTTGACCGCCCAATTGGAAGCGGTCAAAAAAAAAATAGATAAAGAATTGCAATTGTATTTTCCTAAACTATTCGACGACGCCACGGTTAAAGAGTATTACGACCAATTGAAGCAACGCACGATGTTAATGTTGGATGCGATAATAAAGGGGGACGAAAGCGACAAACGAGAAGAAATAGACCATATTACGACGTTGTTGTTGACTTATACAAAACCCAAATCGTTTAGCGGGTCGGATAGCGTGGAAATACAATACGACAAGCAGTTTGAAAATATGTGTTTGATGTTGTCCCAACATTTGCACGTAAACCCAAAATCGTTTACCGTTTTGGAATATTACAACGCATTTGAATACATTAAGGAGCAAGCGAAAAAAGCAAGCAGAAAAAGCCAAAATAAGGCGATTTAAGGTGTTTTATTTTTTCAGACGATAAATTATACATTTGAGAAAAGAAAATTGATTGTAGGGCAAATTGCCCGAAAATAACAAAAACAAATAGTCGGATATATGGCAGATAACAACAACCCAATTAAATATTCTGATTTGGTAAGCCCCGATAATTCGATTACTGATTTGATAAAGCAATTGGATGAACTTTCAGACGCATATACAAATGCGTTGAAAAATATTAGGGCGGAAGCAATTCAGTTGGCGGCGGTTCTGCAAAAGGTTTCCGGGGCAACCGAGGACGGCAGGAACACAACCAAGAAAGCCGCAGACGATGCGGAACGTTTGGCACGTGCGCAACGTGATTTGGCGTTTGCAGAAAGCGAGAACGCCAAAAAGTTAGCCGAGTTAAAATTGGCACAACAGGAAGCGAACCAAATTAATAAACTGATTGTGAAAATAAATCAATCCGCCGAGGGTAGTTATAACCGTTTATCGGCGCAATATTCATTGAATAAGATTTATTTAAACAACATGACTAAAGCCGAACGGGAAAACACCGAGGAGGGGCGAAAATTGGTTGCACAAACCAAAGAAATATACGAAGAAATGAAACGTTTGCAGGAAGCAACCGGGAAATTTCAATTGAACGTCGGAAATTATACGGAGGCGTCCGACGCAATTATTGCGTATGGCGACAAATTAAAAGAAACGTTAGGTTTAAATAGCGCATTTGGCGAAAGTCTTTTGGCGTTAGGACGTGGCGGGGCTGAAAGTAAAGCCGTTTTTACAGCTATTGGCGACGGGGCAAAAGCATTGGGAAAAACTTTGTTGGGATTACTTTCAAACCCGGTTTTTTTGGCGATTGCCGGAATTGCGGCGGCGGGTGCGGCGTTTAAATGGTGGTACGATTATAACGCCGGGTTAGTTGAGGCAACGAGATTGACGCAACAATTTACCGGGAAAAGTGGCGATGATTTGAAAGCGTTTAGAAATGAGGTGCAAGCCGTCGCAGATTCGTTCGGCGCAGATTTCCGGGAAACATTGATTGCAACAAACGCATTATCAAAACAATTTGGTATTTCTGCAAATGAGGCATTGCAGTTGGTTAAGGATGGTTTTTTGTCCGGAGCCGATGCGAACGGGGAATTTTTAGACACGTTGAAAGAATACCCGGCATATTTCAAAGAGGCTGGAATATCAGCAGACCAATTTGTTGCGATTGTAGCCCAAACAAACAAAATGGGTATCTTTTCGGACAAAGGCGTTGACGCAATTAAGGAGGCAAATTTGCGTTTGCGTGAAATGACGACGGCGACGGCGGCGGCTTTGGACGGTATCGGTATTTCGTCGGAACAAGTTCAAAAAGATTTGCAGACCGGAACCAAAACAACGTTCGATGTTATACAAGACGTTTCCGCAAAATTGGCAGAATTGCCGGATAATGCGGCAACGGTCGGGGCTGCAATTGCAGATATATTCGGGGGTCCCGGAGAGGACGCCGGATTGCAGTATTTGCGCACGTTGAAAGATATTTCAACAAACATGGATGAAGTAAAAGGGAAAGCCGGAGTTTTGGCGCAATTGCAGGAGGAACAATTGCAAAGCCAAATTGAGTTGCAAAACGCATTATCCGGGTTGTTTGACGCAACCGGAGGAAATTTTGAAACGTTGACAACGCAGGCAAAAGTTTTTGTTAACCAAGGATTGACGGCGATAATAAAAGGGGTTATTGATGTTGTCAATTACTTGATTGAGTTATACAATGAAAGTGTTTTGATACGTGCAATTTGGAATGGGATTGTTGCCGGATTCAAAACAACATTTGATACGTTGGGAAATTTGTTTGGATTCTTTATTGATATAGTCAAAGCAACCGGAACCGCATTAAAGGGGGCGTTTACGTTAGATTTTGACGACGTAAAAAAAGGATTGGCAGATTATGCGGCAGCGTACGGAAATTTGGTTAAAGCCCAAGTTAAAGACATAACAGAAAATTTCCAAGAGGGTTTGGAGGGTATGCAAAAGAAAATAAAACCGTTAACAATCCCGGTTTCTGTTGGAGATACCCCGACGCCACAAACAGACAATAAGCCCGTAACGACACAGAACCCAACCGTAACGCCAAGGGGTAAAAGCGATGCGGAAAAGGCGGCAGAACAACAAGCAAAGCAAATTGAAGCGGCTTATAAAAAGAATTTGGAGGCAACCCGGAAATTGCAGGATGCACAATTGCAGTTGGAAACCGACGAATGGGCAAAGCGTAGGCAGCAAACGCAATATCAGTATTCCCGACAGATTGAGGATTTGCAACACCAATTACAGACCGAAAAGGATTTGAACGAAACCGGACGGCAGGCGATAAACGCAACAATTACGGCGTTAGAACAACAGCAGACAGAGGCGTTGTTGAAAATAGAGCAAGAACGGCAGTTGCAAGAATTGGCATTGCAGAAAGAAAGCATTGAATTACGTTTGCAAGCGGTTAAGCAGGGAAGCGAGCAGGAACGACAATTGCGTATGCAGTTGTTAGAGAATGAAAGACAAACCGCATTATTACAGAACCAACAGAAACCGACCGGGCAACAGCAGGACGCCGGGGCGATTAATGCAAGTTTTGACGCAAAGGGAGCCGGAATTGCGGACGAATATTTGCAAGCGCAATTACAGATATTCGACCAACAACAAGCGTTGGCACAATCGGAATTTGATTTGTTAAGAAATTCAGAAGCCCGGAAAACCCAATTTCGTTTGCAGGCAGAAAAGGAACGTTTGCAAAAGGTATTAGAATTGAACGAGCAAGCAGCCAATAAATTGTCAGATGTTGAAGTACAAACAATTCAAAACACAATAAAAAAGATTGACCAAGAAATTGAGCAGTCAAAAGGAGAGGAACGAGGAACAGACATTTACGGTTTGTTTGGGCTGAATTTGGACGACGACCAAAAGGAGGCAATAAGTACGTCCGTATCCTTTGCAATGGAGCAATTGGATACGTTTTTACAGGCTAAATTAGCCGCCGCCGATGCCGCCGTTTCCGCCGCCGACAAAGAAGTTGACAGCGCACAACGTTCGTTGGACGCCGAATTGGAAGCAAGGGCAAACGGATACGCCAATAACGTGGTTATGGCGCAAAAGGAGTTGGATTTGGCAAAGCGAAACCAAGAAAAGGCGTTGAAAGAACAACAGAAAGCGCAAAAGGCACAACAGGCAATACAGACAATCCAACAAATCGGAAACCTTGTAACGGCGTCCGCTTTGATTTGGTCGCAATTGGGGTTCCCGTTCGCAATCCCGGCAATCGCTGTTATGTGGGCTTCATTTGCCGCCGCCAAAATTAAAGCCGCACAAATGAGTAAAGCCGCCGAGGGTTCGGAAAGTTACGGGGACGGTACGGTTGAATTGTTGGCGGGCGGTTCCCACCAATCCGGGGACGATGTGGATTTAGGAACCAAACCGGATGGGACCCGGAGGCGTGCCGAGGGCGGGGAATTTTTCGCCGTTATCAATAAACGTAATTCCCGCCGTTTCCGTCGTTTAATCCCGGACGTAATAAATAGTTTGAACCGGGGAACATTCCCCCAAAAGTACCTTAATGCCTACAATACCGACGGCATTAATGTAACGGTTCAACAAAATAACGCACCGGATTTGCGGGATTTAAAAGACGATGTAAGGGAGATTAAGGAACAAAACCGCCGCCGTCGTTACGTCGATGGCAACGGCAATGTTATTGAGGTTTACAAGAATTTGACACGTAAAATTAAAAATTGATATGAACCCGATTTATAGACATTCGTTTGTTAATGCGTTTTTAGCAAATGGAGCAATTAATAAAATAACCGGAGATATTAACGGGAATATAAACTATTTTCATACACGTACATTTGTCCCGGTTGCCAATGTGTACCCCCGGAAATTATATCAAAGTTATACCCCGGCGAACGGCGGTGTGTTTTATGATAGTGATAAAAAAATTATTGGCGGTTGGGGTTCCAGTCCAGCCGCCAGTAATACCGAATTTGATATACCAAACAACGCTGCATATATTCGGTTTAATGTACTTAAAACGCAATTTGCAGCGGGGACGGCGTGGTTACGTTTGGGTTCGTTGGATGCGGAAAACGTATTGGAGGGACACCCCGTTAAACCGATATATAAGGACGATTTGGCAAAGGAGTACGAATTAGAAACGAACCAACGATTTTACCGGGCGAAATTGTCCGGCAAAATTACGTTTGTGCGTGACGATTACGATTATATAAACGCCCAATCATTCGATACCGAATATTTATATTGCATTGAAAAGAGCGACGACGGCGGGCGTACATGGTTCCAATACTTTCAAGGCAAGTTTATGAAAACCGATTGCACGTTTACCGATTACGATAAAAAGGTTGTTGTACAACCGGACGCAATCGACGATTATAACGACGTGTTGGCGGGGTTGGAAAAGGAGTATAATTTAATAACGTTAGCCCCGACAATTCAACGGATAACGATAAACAAGCGTCCATTAATTCAAATATATGTGCCGGGGGATAGCGTTGTTTCTTGTTTTTTGGGCGGTACGAATTGGGAACAAGACGCAAACGCCACGACCGACCAAAACGCATTAGTACAAACCTATCATTTTGCTTTGTGCAATATATTGAAAGAAATACAAATTACGTCCAACGGTTCCTCGGCGGTAATATCCGGGCTTTATACCGGACGAATGGCGACGGGTGCAAGTGCGGACGTATTCGAGGGGAAATTATACCCGGAATTGAATGTTAATTATTATATCTATATTTCACAACAACGAATAAACGGGGGGTTGCCGTTTGGTATTGCTGTAGTTGAAATACGGAAACAATCCGACGATACGGTAATGTTTCGTTATCAAAAGGTAACGCAGAAACCGTTTGATACGTTGGAATTTGATTTAACCGCCGTTGAGGGTTCCGGGGCAACCGGAACAATGCACGCCGATATGAAAAGTTATAATATATATGCCCGGTATTTGTGCGACGTGGAGAAAATCGACGACCTTAATACATATCCATTGCCCGCCGATGATATAGTTGATAATAACCGTAATTATAGGCGTGCGATTGGTTACGCAATCGACGTGGCGTTTATTTCAAACAACTTTTCAGACACCCCGGTCGAGTGGGGATTAGCGGACAACGGAAAGTATTTTGCGCCGCCCTATTCCATTTTCGGACAAACGTTTTATCCAATCGCCCGGTCAACGTGGCGTTATGCGTCGTTATGGTTTGGATTTTATTTGATGGATTGGATATTAGAGGAAAAAGCCCGAAAAGAATATACTTTGCGGGATGCGTTCCCGGTTGCGTCTTGTATATCTGTTTTGCTCAATCAAATTGCACCCGGAATTACGCATGAAGCCACGGCGGAATATAGCCAATTTTTATACAGCGGTAACAACCCAATATCCGGGTTGAATTTCCGTTTGCTTGTATCACAGAAAACCAATATTATAAACGGGGAATATCAGCAACCCGCACAAAAAGCCCCGACGACCTTACAACAATTTACCAATATGTTACGGGATTGTTTTAAATGTTATTGGTTCATTGAGGACGGCAAATTTAAAATCGAACATATCCAATATTTCCGCAATGGCGGTTCCTATTCCGGCGGGGCTATATTAAGCCACGATTTGACAAAGGAATTGAATTTGCGCAACGGGAAACCGTGGGCGTTCAACACGTCGGAATATTCGTTTGATAAGGTCGATTTGCCGGAACGTTACCAATTTGAATGGATGGACGACGTTACGGCGGCATTTGAAGGGTTGCCGATACAAGTAATAAGCAAGTATGTAACGCCCGGAAAGGTTGAGGAAATTAATATATCAAACTTTACGTCCGATATTGATATGATGTTGTTAAACCCCGGCAATATGAGTTCGGACGGGTTCGCCTTGTTTGCCGCCGTTCCGCCAACGTCCGGGTCGCAATGGATATTACCATTTACCCGCCAAACTATTAACAGGGTCGAATACTTTTTGCAAAACGGATATTTGGCGTTTATCAATCTGCAATCCCCGTATTGGTTATATGATTTACCCGCCCGTCGTGTATCAATAAACGGTTCCGAGGTTTACGCATACGGTATTGAGAGAAAGAAGAAACAAACGTTTAGTTTTCCGGCGAATGACGACCCAAACCCGATGCAGCTAATAAAAACGTATATCGGTAACGGTCAAGTTGATAAATTAAGCGTAAATTTGTGCAGTCGTTCTATTAAAACAACATTGAAGTATGACACCGAATAATAATTTGTCCGTATTGCCGTTTTACGAGGGCGTGCAATACCAAGATTATAAAAAATCGTATGCGTATGGCGACGTTTACCCGTTGTTTACGCCTATCAATAAACTATTGCCGTTTCAAATCATACGCCCGACCCGTTCAAATAACATTGTATCGGTTCGGTTGTATGATTATAAATTTACCCGGATATTGGCGGACATAACAACGCCGATGTTGGAAACCGGATTGCAGATTGTCCGGTTTGCAAATTACGGTTATGATGTTATTGTTTACCCCGGTTTGTTGCCGATGGCTTTAGATTTCCCGGAGGGGCGTTATATGATTGGAATTAACGACGGCGTACAATGGTATTATTCCGATGTATTTACGTGGATTCCCGGCGGAATGGACGGTTATTTGTGCGTTGAATGGAGCGACGCCGCCAATATGGAAGTTGACGGCGGACAAATCGTTTACGAGGGCGTCCAATTCAAAAACCGGGTTTACGTGTGTTCGGAGTTAGGAAAGCCGGAATACAAGTTTGAGGAAGAGGGCGAAGAACGGGACGGGTATTTTTTCCCCGAAAAACAAATATCAGAAAAGACGTTTCGGTTTATCTTTTTAGCCCCCGAATACCTTTGCGATGTAATGCGGTTAATCCGTATGAGTGATTTTGTTACGGTATATAGTCAAGGCAGGAAATATGATTGTGATACGTTTTTAATTACACCAAAATGGCAAACGCAAGGCAATTTAGCGTCCGTTGAATGTGAATTTGAATGCGCAACGGTAGTGAAAAAAATTGGTCGTGGGGTTTTACCAACAACAAAAGGAGATTTTAATAATGACTTTAATAATGATTTCAATAATTAAAATTTAAGAATATGGGAAATTATGAACAATTAAAAGAAGCGATTGCCGAAGTTATAAAAACAAATGGCAATGAAGAAATTACGGGAATAGTAATGCAAAACGCATTAAAAACAATTATTTCTTCAATAGGTGTTAATGAAACATTTGCAGGAATTGCAAAACCGAATACATCTCCAGGCACACCGGATGCGAATATATTTTATATCGCAGATACGCCCGGAAATTATGTAAATTTTAATAATATAGAAATTAAAAAACTATCTATTATTAGAAATAATACGGGAAATTGGGTTGCTGAAAGTCTTAATATACAATCATACAATGCTTATTTAAGCGAAAATTGTGTTGTAATGATTGCAATATCATTATATCCATCATTTAAAAGTGATGGAACAGTTACATTTTCATCAAATAACGCATTTTCAGCAGATAGATATATTAATTTTTCGTTCGCAGATGGTACAAGTATTAATTTTATTCCAAGTGCTGAAACTAATACATATAAATTAGGTATTGAACAAAAATTATTATTTAATTGGGCTACTAATGAAATTAGGGTTATTGGTTATACTGAACCAACATTAGATAATGAAGTTCTCTTATTAAAGAGAGGGCAAATATCGGCGGCATTTCCATTAACCTATATGAATGGAATAAAAGGATATACAGGCGGAAAGTTGTTACCTTATGTAGGATTAGGTATATTTGAAAATGGTTATCCATGGACTTGCGTTAGTCCCGGTAAAATTCAAACTAAACGTTTATCAGATGGTTTTAGTATAAAATTATTTGTTGGGAACCATTATTTTTATAAATACGATGGTAGCTTAGTACAAGGAAATATATCATCAGAAAAAACATATACATTGCCTAAATATGGTAAATTTGTATTTGATACATGGTCTGGACAATACTCCGTTTTAACAGAATACGACCAATTATTGCCACATCAAATATTACTATTGAGAGCAGCAATAACAAACGCGTCAGATACATATTTTGGATTTACAGCGGGTTTATGGCTCCCTAAAATATTAAGTATTAGAGATAATGCCGAAAAATTTAAAGCGGTGCAATCATTTTCAAATGAATTTTCAGCGTTTGTTAATGGTAATGTTGATTTGTCAATTAGAGGTGTAGACGCAAATATGGCGATAACTTTTACAAATGGTATTATTACAAAACAATGGATTCCAACATCTGACAATAAAGCATATACAATTCCAAAAAACGGTTTTTTAGTATGGGACTATATAGATAATGAAATGCGAGTAGTAGCAACAAATAATTATCTAAATCCATCCGATGTTGTTGTATTAGCCCGTGGAAATAGTACATATACGGACGGCGGGAAAATTAGCGGTTCTGGCGGATATATGTCCGTTATAGACTCTTATATTGGAGGGGTATTATTTCCAAATCTAATACAATCAATTTTTGATAAATGTATTGAATGGGAATGTGTGTCAACTGCAACGGTTGTGGCGAAATCAGATGGTAATGTAAACGTGGGTTCCGGTTATCATTTATTTTATCGTCTAAATGGTTCTTATTTGATTTATTCGGTTAATAATCAAGGATATAATGTCCCACCATACGGTAAGTTAGTTTATAATTGTCGCGATAATGCAGTTTCAGTATTGACAGAATACGAGCCGTTAACACAATTTGATGTATTGTTGTTAAAGAGGGGTGCAGAAACAGGGACAAAAGATGCTATCAATACATTTGTTGGCGGTTTATGGTACAAAAAATTATTGTCTAAACCGGTAGATTTTAGTCCTGTATATGATGCAATTGATAATTTAGAAACACAAATAAACGACATAGAAGAACAGATACAAAATATATCTGTCTATGTTGGTTTTGCAGATTTGCCCGTATCTGATGGTTCAGACATACAGGTTGGATATGCGTATATTAATTCAAGTGATAATACTATAAAAGTTAAGAGATGAAATTTACATTATTTCCAAGAAACGATTTTAACGTTGAAGTATGCAATCATCGTTGGGGGCGTGCTATGACGTATTGCGAAAATTCTGATACGTTGCAAGTCGGAACATACGAACCTATTTTTTATTCAGCATTTAAAAATAATATTCGTTTAGGGTGTTTTGTTTCTATGGATTATACATATTTGCAAAACAATAAAACATCTGCATTAGCGGCGAAAAATAATATTATAAGTTTTGATTATTATAGTGCAGCCGTTAATAAAACATCGCAAGACGCATTTAACCAATTTATCGCAATTCGTCAACAATGGTTTAAAAATCTATATGGACGATATGCAAGTACATTTAGTTATGGCGGTTCGGATATGACATATTCAAATTTAGGTGCTCAAAAATTTATTGCTGCAAGGAGTAATAATTGGAATGCTTTTGGTAATCCATATACATGGTTTGGAAAAAGTTATCCAGCGGGAGTATATTTAGGAGAACCACAAATTGAATTTGATAGATACGAACAAATGTTGCATCTTATGAGTATTAGATGGTGCGATGAAGTAGCAAGCGGGCGATATACTGTTAGTGAAGCTATGGCAGCATTGCAAACGGATATATCAGCAACAAAAAACAATCATGGTTTTTATAATGCTTTTGCGCATTGGCATCAAATGATTAATAACGGTTATAGTGGCGTTACATTTAGTGATTATGAAAATTATTATTCAATGCTTAATTCACTAAATATAAATGATGATATTATATTTACCGGATTTGGCGAGGCAATGGAATATTGTATTGCTCGTTTAATGATAAAAAAAATATCATGCTATACACCAATTTTAAGTCCTAATAAAGTTGTAATAGTTGCTGAATTTCAAAATAATTGGAATCCTATTATTAATACCGAGGTATTAAATACACCTTTATCTATTAAAGTTAATTTAAGCAATACGCCATTAGCGGGGAAAAATATAAAATTATCATACGGTAATTGCATTAAATTATCTTCTAATCAATATATTGTTGATTTAGTACCGCCTAAATATGGCAATGTTTCATTTGTTGAGTTAACAGAATCATCAATACCAACGGAATTGAATGTTAATAGACCAACTGGAACTTATACCATTAACAATAATAATATAAATGTTGTATTATCCCAAAAATGCAATGTTATGGTTTTCCGCAAAGGTTCAAATCAAACTACCCGTAATTCTACAATTATAGAATATTTATATAATGTAACATCATTCTCAATAATTCAGGAAAGTGGTTTTAATTATGCCTTTGGTTTTATTAACGATTTTGGAAAAAGTAATTTAATTGATTGGATATAATGGATAAGATTTTTACGTGGGAACAATGGCGTATGATTTTCGCCACGTCGTTAAGTCCGGTTTTAGCCTATTTAACCCCAACGGCTGGATTTATGTACGCATTGATTATAATGTTTGCTTTCAATATTTGGGCGGGTATGCGGGCGGATGGGGTAAGCGTAAGACATTGCAAAAACTTTCGTTTCAGTAAGTTTAAAAACGCTTTGGCGGAATTGCTTTTGTACGTTACTATTATATACGTTATTTATTCGGTAATGCTGCAATGTGGCGATAATGAAGCCGCCAAAGTAGTAATTAAATCGCTTACTTATGTTTTTATGTATGTGTATTTGCAAAACGCATTCCGCAACCTTATTAAAGCATATCCCACAAAGGTTGCGTTGCGTATTATTTACCACGTTATCCGGTTGGAGTTTACACGGGTATTGCCGGGATATTGGCAACCGATAATTGAGAGATACCAACGGGAACACGATAGCGATATTATTAACGATAAAGAAAAGGAGGTAAGAAAATGAAACCTATTGTTATTTTAGACAACGGACACGGCGAAGAAACCGCCGGGAAACGTTCCCCGGTTTGGGGCGACGGTTCGCAACTGTTTGAATGGGAGTTTAACCGGGACATTGTGCGACGTATCGCCGCCAAATTGGACGATTTGGCGATTGGGTACGAGATATTGACCCCGGAAACAAACGACGTGTCATTGTCGGAACGTTGCCGCCGAGCAAATGAGATTTACCGCAATTACAATGAAAAGGCGTTTTTGGTATCCGTCCATGCCAACGCCGGAGGCGGTACGGGTTGGGAGGTTTACACGTCGCCCGGAGAAACGAAAGCGGATGCAATCGCCACGGTATTTGCCGAGGAAGCGCAACGGGTATTCGTCCCGGACGGTTGGCGTATGCGTTTCGATTATGCCGACGGCGACCCGGATAAGGAATCGGCGTTTTATATCCTCAAACACACGAATTGCCCGGCAATTATTACGGAAAACTTTTTCATGGATACCGAAAAAGATTGCCGTTTCATAATGAGCGAGGACGGGCGGGAGCAAATCGCAGATATGCACGTTGCCGCAATCAAAAGGGTTGTTAAACTTTAATTCATAACGAACGTATGAAAAAGTATTTGATTTTGGCGGCAATCATTTTGGCGGTTGCCGCCGCCTTTTGGGTGCAACACGTCAAAATAAAGAGGTTGACCGAGGAACGGGACAGATACCGGAGCAATACCGAAATACTATTGCAGGACGTCAAGACGTACCAAACGAAAGACAGTTTGAACGCAATCAAAGTCGGGAATTTGGAGTTGTCATTGGCGGAATACAAAAAGTACCGGGCGGACGATTTGGCGTTGATAAAGACGTTGCGGGCAAAGAACCGGGATTTGGAACGGATTACAACAACCCAAATGGAAACAATCAACGAATTGCGGGCAACCGTCCGGGATAGTATTGTATATTTGCCCGGCGATACGGTTACGACCATTTTACGATGCGTCGATATTGTCGAACCGTATTTTGAGTTGCACGGATGCGCCACACCGGACGGACAATTTACCGGGACGCATATAAACCGGGATAGTCTGTTGATTGTCGAAACGGTGCAATATAAACGTTGGTTGGGTTTTTTATGGAAAACCAAAAAGATAAAGAACCGGGAAATTGATGTTGTAAGTAAGAACCCGGCAACAAAAATATTGGGCGTTGAGTTCGTAACCATAGAAAAGTAACTTTTATTGTTCATAATACCGGGAAACGGGGATTGGAACCAAACGTTGCAACCCCGTTTTTGCTTTTGCCCGTTTTTAGCCCCGTATTTCGATTATTTTGTTTGAATGGATAAAGTACCACCCCGGCAAATAAAGAACCCTAAATTAAAAACTGCTGATGATTTAAGCGACGATTTGTGTTTATATTGTCCTTTGAATGATGACGAAAAAGGAACCCACGGCGTCCCAAATGGATATATAAGTTGTGAGGGGCGTTGTTGCCAAGAAGCGTATGAAATGTATATTGAGGAATGGACGGAATAACAAATTGTATGGAAAGTATAATAATAAAAGAAATTGAAATGATGTTGGAACTACCTTTGCACGAAAGACAAAAAGCGTATTTCCAAGACTTATTAAACGCTGCAAAGCCCGTTACAATTGTTCCGGCGGCTGATGTATTGGAGGATTACGAATTGGACTACATACGGCACGTAATTAAGCCAAAGCCGAAAGAATGTTATCGAAATTCCCATTTACTTTGCGAGGCTTTCCCGGAACGGATTCTTTATTGTGAGGGAAAAACAAACGTCCCAATACCAATTGACCATGCGTTTAACAAGGTTGGCGACGCATATATTGACATAACATTTGAATTTGCGTTGCATGAAAACCCGTCAATATATGAGTACGTAGTATTTGGCGAGTACGTCGCAAAGACCATACGAAAAGCAGTATTGGAAACCGGATATTACGGCGAAATTTACAGATGGTTGTATTATCATAGCAAGAAATAAAAGACCCCCGGCGTCATAAATCAATATGCACCGGGGGAATTTTACGCAGTAACCGAGAGCGATTTTTGGTAATGCGGTATTGCAAAGGTAGGTTAAAAATCGGATATTTCACGCACCCGGCAAAAATGATTTCGCAAAACAAAGATTATATTTTTGGTAATTAAAAAAATCTTTCTACCTTTGCAGAACAAAAGATTAACAGCCTACCCGGAGGGATACCGGGAAATGATATGAAAATAAAAGAAAGTGAGCAATTAAAGATGTTGGCGACCGAAAGCGGGAAAACAGCCAACCAAGTATCCGAAACAATCGTTACGGAGTTAATCAACAAACAGATTATCGAGAACATAAGCGACAATTGGGGGTTCCCGGTCGCCGATTGTTACGAACGGGATGTTTTCGTAGTGGAAATGGTGGACGTTATCCGGGCAATTGGTATTTCCCCGGTTCGTTCCGTCCATTTGGACGCCCTGTTGGAATGTGTATTGATTGGCGACGATGATTGCCCGGAGTGTGGCGGGGAAATGGAGGTTACAGACGGCGAATATAGACGTACCGGAGGCGACGGATATTTGACCCCGCCGGAATATAGCCCGATTTGGGAGGAAAAAACGTGCCGCAATTGCGGATACAAAGAGAGCAACGAACCAAGTTATTAACAAAAAAAATTAAGTTATGGCATTGAGATTAAGAGTAAACGAAGCAATCGCCCGTTCCGAGGCGAACGGGAAAAAGGTTTTGAAAAAAGACATTGCCGCCCGTCTTTTTGAGGGTGCAAGCGAGAGCGCACAACAGGTAAATATGACGAATTTATGTAACGGCACGACCAAACGGATTGTCCCGGAATGGGTCGTTATTCTTTGCGAAATGTTGGATTGTACGGCGGATTACCTGTTTGGCATGGAGGGCGGAAACAATGAAAAGTAAGTTTATCGAATGGTTGGAAGCCGCCGCCGAAACCATGTTTTCCGGGTTGTTTCAAGCGAAAGCCCTAATTGTTACGTTTGGCGCATTGGGGTTATGTTGTTTGATTGGCGCATTTTGGAACCCGTGGCAATTGTTATTTGCGGCAATGTGCGCCGCAATGGTATTATGTGGAATTTCAGAATATAAAAAGTACAAGTAATGAGAGCAAAGAGCGATAAACCGGGCGACCCGGTAAAAGAGGTTGCGGGAACCGTCGGCAATGTTGCCCCGGATATGTTCCCGGAGATTAACGAGGAACAACAAACAATTATTCCCCCGTTCGTTGATGTTCAACCGGAACAACCAACCGGAGTGTTTGAGATAATACCGGGCATGACGGTTGAGGAAATGACGGCAATGTTTTTCGACGAAAAAACATTGATTGAACCCCCGTATAAGGTTTGGCAGTTAAACAGCAAGGGACACCGATATTATTACCGATATGACGACGCCGGGAACCCGGAGCTTTTCCCGTCGGTTACAACCATATTGTCCCAAACATTACCCAAAGCCCCGCACCTTATAAATTGGATTGCGAACAAAGGCATTGAGGAAGCCGAGCGATACAAAGGCGAACGGGCGGCGTATGGAACGTTTATGCACGCCGCATTTGAGGAATTATTGATTAACCGAGCGTATGATTTGGACGGGCTAAAAGGCAAACTAAAAGAATACATTGAGGTTTACCGATTGCCGGACGACTTTATTTATTACGCTGACGATTTGAAAAAGGACGTATTGGCATTTGCGCAATTCGTGTTGGATTATGATGTACGACCGTTAGCCGTTGAAATTGCTTTGGTACACCCGTATTACAAGTATGCCGGAATGATTGATTGCCCGTGTACCATGCGGGCAAAGATTGGAAGCGACGACCGGATTAACGCAATTGTCGATTTCAAAAGCGGGCGCAAAGGCTTTTACGAGGAAAGCGAAATACAATTGGGGATGTACCGGGATATGTGGAATGTCAATTTTGAGCAATTCCCCGTTACCCGTATTTTCAATTTCAGCCCGAAAGATTGGCGCAAAAAACCGTCGTACAATCTGAAAGAGCAAACCGAAAGCCCCAATATACGCAAAATCCCCTATCTGTTGGAGATTGCCGCCATTGAGGACGAAAAGCGGGATAATACGTTTACGGCGGTTAATGGTATGGTTGTATTGGACGACGCCCCGGATTTGTCCCAAAATGTAATATCGTTGTCTTTGGCGGAATTGATTAAAACGAAAGCCCCCAAAGAGGCGACCCCGGACGAAACCACGGACGCCGCCGAAACCGTCAAAGCGGATGCGGTTGCCCCGGAACAAACGCCGGAACCGGAGATTAAGAAAACAAAGATTGTGAAACGCACCGGGAAAACGGCAAAGGAGGCGGAAAAGAAGCCCGCCACGGGACGAAAGGCGGCAAAACGGACAGTTGCACCGGAAAAGGAACAAAAGCCCGCAAATGAGCCTAAAAAGCCCAAAAACGAGAGTAGGAAAAAGATGTTGAACGACGACCCCGAAATTTGAGATATGAAAAAGATTAAAATAATTACGAGTTCGTCCGAATTGGAACAATTCGTTAATAGAACGGATATTGAGGTTATCCAAATGGATATAAAAGCAGTTGAGCAAAATTATTTTGCGCAAGAATGGTTTATTGCAGTAATATTTTATAAAGAGTTATGAAAGGTAGAATAATGCGTAATGAACCAATAAATAGAATATCATTACCTATAATTGGGAAAATAAAAGTTGGCGTAAAAGATGAAAAGGGATTACCTAAAAGTATAGATTATTTTGTAAGCACCGGGAAATATGCAGGATTATTTAAGAAAGCATACGGAGAGAAGCCGCAAACAATACAAATAGTATTTGCCTATGATGAACCGGAAAAGTCATGCCGGGAAGAATATCAATATAGGGACGATGCGGGTAAATTGGTTGCATACGGCGACGGGGAAACGTTCTTTGTATGGAACGGGAAACAATATGCACAATACAGTACAAAAGATTATCCCGATTTAATGGCAGGCGTTGCGCAAAAACACCCAAACCGGGCTGTTAAGAATGGCGGCGACGGATGGATTGTAACGTTAACCGTAACTTTTATTGTTCCGTTGGTTCGTGGCGTTGGCGGGGTATGGCAATTCACGACAAAGGGTACGGCGTCAACAATACCCAATATCCGTGATACATTCGACGCCATATTGGAAGAAAAGAAGTTTGTCAAAGGAATTATCTTTGATATGAACGTACAATTTGCAGTTTCTCAAAAGCCCGGCGACCGTTCCCGTTATCCGGTCGTTACGATTGTTCCTAACGAAAGCGAGGGAAATTTATTCAAGGTAAAAGAAGCATTTAAGCCCGTGCATTTGGTGGAATAAAAATAAAGTATTATATTTGTGGCGTAAAACAATCGACCGTTACCGATTGAAAGATATTTGCTAATTAGCTACAAAGCCCCTTTTAGATGTGTAACGGCTCTAATTGGGGCTTTTATTTTTTAATTATGACTTACAATATTTTGATTGACCAAAGATTCGCTGTTGCAAATGAACTGACTATTGTTCAAACAACAACGCTTGCAGCGTGTATGACGTTGCCAACGTGGACTAATACAATTACGGTTGATGGCATTGTTTGGTATCAATATTCAGAAACAAAAATGGTAGATGATTTTCCGTTGCTTTTTTCAATCCCTAAAAGAGTTTACAAAAACATTAAAGAACTTGCAGACAGAGGGTTTATTGAGTTGAGTTCTTTTGGGAAAACAAAATATCTAAGATTTACAGAAAAATGTAAAACATGGAACAGAAGCGAAACGGACTTTAATCAGTCCGAAAACGGACTACAAGACTATAATATTAATATACAGCAGTCCGAAAACGGACTAAACAACAGTCCGAAAACGGACTTTAATCAGTCCGAAAACGGACTACAAGACTATAATATTAATAATAATAATATTAATAATACTATGAAGAAAGAGGCTAAAGCCTCAAAAGAAAATCCAAACGGATTTTCACAAGACAATTTTTCAAACGAAGAAAAAACAGTTAAAGCAAGTATTGTTTATGGGTTTACCCCGGAATTGTTGGACGTCAGAAAACAAGTAATTGATAAAGTTGATAATTACTTTGCAAAACTTGTATTCCCATTTGATAGCGATGAATTTAAACGGAACTTTTATATTTTGATGTGTCAACCGAAATGGAGAACGTCGCAAAAGAGTTTTTCAGCGATACAAGCAAACTTAAATGGTTTGAGTAAATACCCGGAAGAATTTGCGCTGATTCTGATAAAAGAAAGCATTTCAAAAGGTTGGGCGGCGTTAGAATATGATTCAACCCCCGAAAAATACGAAAAATGGGAAAAAATGAAACGTTCCGTAAAGACAGGGCAGCAAAGCAGCAAAGAAATTGCGGATATGATGAAGTATTTAAACAATGATTTTGATTGATATGGGAGCAATTGAAAAAAAAGAAAATACGGCGTTAGAAATATATAATACCAAGCCCGGAACAAAAGCCATTGAAGTACGCCGTAGAATGGTGCAATTGCCGGAGGTTGCCAAAGCATTAAACCCAGTTGAAAAATATGTTTTCGCAGCGTCAACAAAAACACCAATTGCGGAAATTGACGATGCAAAATTTGCTGAAAATCTTTCGTTACTGTTTAAGCGTATAGCAATAGACGTTGGTTATATAATACCACAGAATGAAAATGATTGGAATTATATACAATCCCGGTTGTTGGATATTCTGAAACGTTATTACTCAGATATGACGTTGGCTGATATTAAGATGGCTTTTGAATTGGCGACGACCGGAGAGTTAGACGAATATTTGCCGAAAGATAAACAAGGGAATCCGGACAAAAACCATTATCAACAGTTCAACGCCGATTACTTTGCAAAGATATTGGGAACGTATCGGAAAAAACAAAATGAAGTAATTGGGAAAGCATATAAAGCGTTGCCGGAACCTAAAAGAGAAATGACGCCGGAGCAAAAGAGATATTACCACAACCGCAGGGAAGCAAGAAACAGAATTGTTTTTTTGCAATACAAATACACCGGGAAAATATCATTTGAATTTGGCGACGAAATGTTTTTGTATGATTGGTTGTTGAAATTTGGATTTGCTGACGAAGTGGAGGCAACCGAGGACGACAGAAAACAAGCATTTGCAAAATATATGCACCGTGCGGCAATTGGAATGGTAAACCAATATACGGCGTTCAACGTCCGGAGAAAAGGAATTGACAGCCCGGAAATTGATTTTACGGCGTATGAGGTTGCCCGGAAAAAGGAAATAATACGGGCTTTTGACCGTATGATTGCGGAGGAAATACAGATTGATAACTATTTATTTTTTATATGAAATTATGGAATGGGAAGAAAAAGTAAAATTGGCGAAAGCATTAAACACCGGAAACAATAAGGAAGCGTGCCAAATTATACTAAAAAATGAAATGGATATGCAGGCGTGGAATATGTTTGTTTGTGGTATGGATTTAACTAAATGTGAGGATTACAGATGTTTGTCTGAAAAAATTATATCTGTTAAGGATGATTATATAAAACAAGCTACAATATCAGATTCTTTGAGATTTGGAATGTTAGTTTTGCAATTAGGATTGTAAAAAAATGAAATTATTTATTGTTTGCTTTATAATTGGCGTAATAGGTTATTTTACAAAAGCGGGAGGTTATATATGGAAAAAAATATAAGAATTTCAGCAGTAGTGGGAATTGACCCGGGAAGCAATGGTGGTATTGTGACATGGCGACCAAATCAAAATATCAAGGCAATACAAATGCCAAAGGATTTAACGGAATTGCGTAATTATTTGGAATATCTGAAAACCATTTGTTCGCCGATTGTCTTTTTAGAAAAATTGAGCGTGCGCCCGGATGATGTAACGCTTGGTGCCGATGGCGTAAATATGGGTAAATTGTACCGCATACAAAAAATGCTTGCAAACTTTGAGCAATTGAAAGCTATTATAACCGTCGCCGAAATACCGTTTGTTCTAATAGCCCCTATTTCGTGGCAGCAAAAACTAAGGATAAGAATAAAAAATGAAGATAAAAAAGACAGAAAAAAAAGATATAAAGATATAGCACAATCACTATATCCAGAGATAAAACAAACTATGTATTCATGCGATGCAACTTTGATAATGCACTTTGGACGTTATATGTTAGCTAACAATATGGATTGGATAAAAAGTAATTTACCGAATTATTTACATAATAGATTATGGGATTAGAATTTGAAGAATATAAAGAAATATTTCCATCGTATTACATATCAAATTTTGGGAATATAAAGCATGATAATAACTTTCTAAAAAAATGTATCCATTCTAATGGATATGAACAGGTTAATATACGTATCGGTAATAAATATGTTACAAAATTAATACATAGATTAGTTGCTGCGGCTTTCATTCCGAACCCGGACAACAAACCATGTGTTGACCATATCGACGGCAATAAGAGGAATAATTATGTTTCAAATTTGCGTTGGGTTACACCAGTAGAAAACGCGAATAATATTATCACAAAAAAGAGAAGTATAGAAAACAGAAAATCACATAATGAAAAAAAAATAGTTGCAATAAGTGGCGAAATTAATGTGTATTTTAATTCAATAATAGAGGCATCTATTATATTGGGGGTCGATAGAACTAGTATTTCAAAATGCCTAAAAGGTCAAAGGGGGAAAGCTGGTGGATATGTTTTTAAATATCAGGAAATGGTTACATATACTGATTTTATAAATGCTATAAAACAGATGAGGCATAGCCAAAGACGTTGCCAACGGAACCCAACCCCGGAAAAGTTGGCGACGTTGGAGCGTTGGGAAAAGGAGGTTGACGCCGTTGTTGCGGTTCTGACAGATACACAAATGAAATTGTTTTGATTGTTCCCGGTACGACATTACGCCGTATCGGGAATATTTTTTACCCTAACACAAAATAAAAGAAAAAAATTTTGGTAATTAAAATATTTACCGTAATTTTGTGGCATGAAATAACAACGACCGGGCGTTTTCCCGGTAACGCTAAAAAATAAAAGCAATGAGAGCGAAAACAACAATCAGCGATTTCCGGTTTGAATTTGCCGGGTACGGACATTACAAAGTAACTTACACGTCGCCCGTTACGGGTAAAAGTTGGACGGCAAAAACAAATGATATGCCGTTAATTGATGCGACAAAGAACGCCGACGACCCCAAACGGTGCGATTTGGAAACACTTAAACGAGTTTGCAAAAATGGATAAGGACGAATTGGGAGCCGTTCGCCATGCAATGACGGCAAAAGAGTTGGACGACCTGTATAAGCGTTTGGAAAACTTTATTGCCGATTGCACCCGGTCGGAGGTTGACGCCAACCGGGATGCGCTTAACAAGGTGCAAACAATGATACACCAAAGAATGAGAGAAACAAAAAAATAATATTAGCCGCCGGGGGCAACCCCGGCATAAAAAGAGCGATAAAATGATTATCAAAAAAATAGAGTTGTCGAATTTCCAAGTAATTAAGGAGTTCAACGCAGATTTTGAGGGTAATGTATATTTCATTACCGGGGACAATGAGTTGGGAAAATCCACGCTATTAAAGGCAATCGGGGCGTTATTGACCGGGACCCGGGACGCCGTGTTGCGCAATGGCGAGGACAAAGGGTTTGCCAAAATGGTAGTTGGCGACGACGGCGAGGAATACGACGTTGAATTGCGGTTTACCAAAGCCAACCCCCGTGGTACGTTATCAATCAAACAGAAAACAACCGGGATGCGGTCGGATAACGTAAGTATGTTGCAAAAGGTTTTCGGATATACGGATTTTGACGCCGTGGAGTTTTCCCGGTGGTCTGAAACCGCCGAGGGTCGCCGAAAGCAAGTGCAATACGTCCGGGCATTGTTACCGGAGAATGTGCAAAAACGTATTACCGAGATTGACGCCGAGGTTATGACCGTTAAGGAGAAAAGAAAGGACGCCAACGCCGAGGTCAAGACGTACACGACCATTTGCGCCGCCGCCGAAAGGCAGTTGAAACCGGGCGACGTAAAAACGTATGCCGAGAAAATCGACATTGCCGATTTAATGGAGGAACAAAACGAGAACGCCCGGTTGATTGAGAAAGCGAAAACTGTGCGTACCGCATTGCAAACCCGGACGGAACAATTGGAGGCAATCCCCGGTCGTATCAAAGCCGCCGAGGAAACCAAGAATACAGAGATTGACGCCGCAATAAAGTATGAGGCGGAAGCCCAAGCCGAATACGACCGGATTGTTGCCGAGGCAAAAAAGGCATTGGAAGCGGCAAAGAAAAAGAGCAAAGCCGATGCGAAAGCCGCCGCCGACAAATACGACGAAACATTGGCGCAAATCCAAACGGATAAAGCCGATTACGAAACCCGCAAGAACAACGCCGCCGCATGGTTGGCAAAGTACGAGGAAAACAACCCGGAGAATTTGGATACAGCCGAACGCCTCAAACAAGCCGAGGAACACAACAAAATCAATGCGTTGGTTGTGGACTATCTGACGAAGAAAAAGCAAAAGGACGCCGCCGAAAAGGTCGCCCAAACCCACGAAAAAAAGTTGTCGGATTTGCTCAAAGAGCGGGAAACCCTTATTGCGAAATCAGAATTGCCGATTGCCGGGTTGACGTTCACGGACGACGGGTTGGAGTTAAACGGCGTGCCGTTCGTCGCCGGGAAAGTGTCGGATAGTCAGATAATGGAGGTTGCCGCAAAATTGATTATCGCAAGCAACCCGACCGTTAAGGTATTCCGCATTGCGAGGGGCGAGAGTTTGGGCGCAAAACGTCTGCAATCCCTTATCGAATTAGCCCGGAAAGAAGGGTATCAAGGATTTATAGAGGAAGTCAAGCGAGGACAGGACGATTTAATTATTGAGGAATACAGCGAAACCGAGTAATTAACCGGGGCGTCGGTTCCCCGGCGTCCCTTAAACAAAACAATATGGAAGTTAAAGAAATGACAATTGCGGACGTGTTGAAAATGCCGTTGTTTTTTGAGAACGTGAAACGCCAATTAACGAGCCTTTGGAACGACCGGGAGAAAGCCCGTAAGGATGCGACCCGGAATAATACGAGGTTGCGGGCGCACGTTATCGACCGTATGCACAATACCGGGCATTGGGAACCGGGAAATTTCGTTATTCTTTTCGCAAAAGTTTTGGATAAGGTCGCAACCGGGTATTCGTCGAGCGAACGGGCGTTTATCCGTGCGGTTGGAATGACAGCGTTTAATATCACAATGCAAAAGTTAATCGACGATGAGAAAGCGAGAAATAACGGCAACGGGGACGATAAATAATAACGGCGGGTTGGCAATGTACATGGGCGAATTAAACGAATTTTTCAAGGGTTGGAAAGGTTCCCGGATAATTGCCCGGTTCATTGTTGCGTCGCCCGGTTCGTCCGAGGCTTTGAAAGGCTATTATTTCAACTATGTTGTACCCACGTTCCGACACGCCATTTGGGAGGCGGGCGAACGTCTTACGGAGGAACAAACGGAACGGAGGTTGCGGGAGTTTTCCCCAATTATGTACGTCGAGCGGGTCAACGAGGAAACCGGGAAATATTCCCACGAATTGCGCACCGTGGCGGAATTGTCGAACGCCGAGTTAATCGAGCATATCGAAACACTCAAACAGATTGCCGCCGAGGAATACAACACGTATATTGACGACCCCCGAACGTTGTAAGGTATGTTTTGCAAGTGTAACGGAAAGCGTAAGAATTACCCGTTGGCGGGTTGGCGGATTATTCGCCACGAATACACGCCAAAGCATTACAGCAGGATAAAGTGTTTGCGTTGCGGGTGCGTTTGGATTACACGGGCAAAATATGTTGAGCAAACGCCCAACGACGACGGGCAAAAACGATTATTTAACGAATAAAAAAGTAACGAGAGTATGAAATTTGAATTAAAAGACATTTGTTTTTTTGATTGCGAAACAACAGGAGTACCCGCAAAGGGTTTGAAATGGGATGCGGATTTTAACCAATTCCCGCACGTCGTACAATTGGCGTGGGCGTTCGGCGACAAAGAACGCAGTTTTATAATTAAGCCGGACAATTACGAGATACCGCCGGAAACAACCGCAATACACGGAATAACGACCGAACGGGCAATTGCCGAGGGTGTACCGTTTGCCGAGGTTATCGACGAATTTTTGACGGATGCCGCCGCCGCACCGCTTGTATGTGCGCACAACATTTATTTCGATACGTCGATGTTGAAAGCGAACATTTTGCGTTATTGCGGCAAAGAGTATTACGACGCCAAAGCCGAGGACGCATTGCACAAGGGAAAGCGCATTGATACAATGATGAAAACTATTAAATTTGTCGGCGCATTGTATCAGAATGGCAAACCGGGAAAATTCTCCAAATTGGAGGAATTATTTGCAAAGTTGTTCCCCGGCGAAACATTCCCGGCGCACGACGCATTACAGGACGTTAAGGCATTACGCCGATGCGTCCCGGAATTGGTCGAATTGGGGATTATCGAGTTGAAGCAAAAGGAATACCCGGCGGAACAACTCAAAGCGAAATTTGAGCCGGAAAAGCCCAAAGGCGGGCGCAATATTGAGTTCCACGACCCCAACCCGGTAGCGGAACCAATCGGAACCGGGGAACCCGTCCCGGAACCAACCCCGGAACCGGAACGCCCGGCGGTTCCGTCGAATAGTAAGACACGGGAATTGTTGGACGAAAACGAATTTTGATTAAAACCGTGCCGGGCGGATTCCCGGCGACAAATAATATTATAATATGAACGAAGAAAAAAAAGCCGCAAACGTTATGTTAATACCAAGTGAAAAGGCGTTTGCATTGTCGAAAGTAAAGACATTAAAGGGCGGCGGGTTGGATGTTCATTATGAAGTTACCGAAACAATCGGCAACGAAAGTTATACGAACAAATACCACGTCGAGAGCGCAAAGGACATACACCCCGATTTGCGGGAATGTTTCGACCGCTTGCGCCCAATCATGGGACGTATTTTCAATATCACGTCCTTTTTGTCAATGGTTGAAACGTCCGATTTCAAAGCAACCAAAAAGCAAAGCGAGTTATCACGGGATTTTGCCGGCGAAATGTTGAAAAACATTGAGGTTCGGGGCGTGTCCTATTCCGGTCAAGACGATAACGTTGGGGTTGTCCTTACGGGATTGTTCACGGTATCCAACAACCAAAAGACGGCGATAAATTCGCCCCGTCTGAAATTCAATACCGAAACGTTCGGTTTTGAGGAGGAATTGGAAGCAATCGTTGCGGACATTGAAAACGAGGTTTACGCATTTTTGTTCAAAGGCAAAAAGGCGCAATTGGAATTGTTCGGGGCTGACGGCGAACCCGCACCGGGTTTGGTCGCAGAGCCGGAAAAGGAGGACGGATTGTTCCCGGAGGTCGGCGACCCGGCTAACGAGGACGACCCGGAGGACGAAACGGCGGATATGTAAACAATGGAGCCGATATTGCTAACAGACCGGGAAGAATACCAATTTGTAACCGATAGGGGGTTTTGCCCCCTATTGGATTACAAGCGGTTTACAATGGATATTCGGTTGCGTGTCGAAATCCAACGGGAATTGTTCGGGCATTGCGTTTTTGGTCGTGGGAATATCCCACAGGCAAACGAACGGTTTTTTAGGTGGATTTGGGAACATAAGCCGCACCAATGCGAGGAAACATTGCGCCCGTTGTCGAGTTATTCCGCCGTTTATTGTTCGCATATCCTAACGAGGGGTTCGCACCCGGAAATGGCGCACGACCCCCGCAATATCAATATCCTTTGTTTTGAAATGCACAACCGTTGGGAGAATGGCGACCGTGAGAAAATGCGAATATATCCGGGCAACGTCCGGATTATTGAATTGCTTAAAAACGAATACAGAAGTTTGAAAATATGAGGACGAAAAAAAGAACACCCGATTACGGGGCAATTTCCCGCCGTTCAATCCAAAATGATTTTAAAAGGGTACAAAGATACCCGGAAAGGGAGAAACGCCAGCAAATCGAAAATCCGCCCGAAATAAATGCAGAAAGACGGGTTTTGTTTGTTGGCGAAAATTCAGGTTATTACAAATTGCGTTCTTTCATTGTTGGTAAATTGGTTCGATTAGTTCAAAAATCAAGCGTCGGCGGTTGGGTTTGTGAGTTCGTACACGACGACGACCGAAAAGCGATAAACCATGCCGCCGGATGGTCGGACAATAAGAAACAATATTTGTTGGATTGCGTAAAATTCAAGTGACATGAAAATAAAATCAAAAACCGGATATAAAATTGCGTTATACACGTTCGTGACGTTAACGGTTGCGTCTTATATGTGGGCGTTGTATAGTATCATTGTTTGGATAATTAAAGCGTTTTTTGTATGAGTGTAAACAAGGTTATTTTGATGGGACATACCGGGAAAGCCCCGGATTTTAGGGAGTTCGACAACGGGGGTTGCGTGGCGACCTTTTCGTTGGCAACCACGAAACGAGGTTATACCACAAAGGACGGGCGGCAAATCCCGGAGCGTACCGAATGGCATAACGTCATATTGCAAAACGGGTTGGCAAAGGTCGCCAATCAGTACGTCAAAAAGGGCGACAAACTGTATATTGAGGGCGAATTGAGAACCCGGAGTTATGACGATGCGCAAGGCGTCAAACGGTATGTTACCGAGATAGTCGCAACCGATATGGAAATGTTGACCCCGAAAGCGACCGGAGCCGGGGCGCAAGTACCGCCGCCGCCCGTGCCGGATGCACCCGTTCCCGACGGAAACGACGATTTACCATTTTAAGCCGTTGACGATATGGAAGCGATAAACGGACGGGTTATTTATAGCCCAAAAGGTAAAGCCGGGGAATACGCCGAGAACGCCGCCAATTTCTTTGTCGGTTGTTCCAACGGTTGTACTTACTGTTATTTGCGCAAAGGTCGTGGCGCAAAGGTATTGGGAGGCAGTCGCCCGGAGTTGAAAAAGACGTTGCGGGAATATCCATACGCTTTGGATATTTTCAAAAACGAATTGTTGGCGCATAAGGAGGAATTGCAGAAAACGGGGTTATTCTTTTCGTTCACGACCGACCCGTTGTTGCCGGAAACGGAACGGTTGACCCGTCAAGCGGTCGGCGTATGCCAACGCCACGGCGTCCCGGTTAAGATATTGAGCAAATGCGCCGAGGGGTTGAACCGCTTCATTGATTTTGCCGAGGCGTCCGAGGGTTGGGACGTGTCCCGTATCGCTTTGGGCGCAACGTTGACAGGTTGCGACGAATTGGAGCCGAATGCCGACCCAAATACGATGCGGGTTAATGTGTTGGCACGGGCAAAACGCCACGGGTTCCGCACCTTTGCAAGCGTGGAGCCAATCCCGCCGGGAATGTACGACCGGGCAATTGGGATAATCAGATTGTCGTATCCGTTCGTTGACCTGTATAAAATCGGGTTGCAGAGCGGCGGCAAATATCCGAAACGGGAAATACGATTGATTTACGACACGATTACGGAACATTTGGAGGGACGCCCGGAACAACCCCGTATCTATTGGAAAGATAGTATTGTTAATCCGTTGGGGATTGACCGGGGAGAATTGCCGGGGTATTGTGTCCCTGTTAATTGGGATTTGTTTAACAATGAAAAGTGAAATACGGGTTGAGGTTCCCGCCGATTGCCGATTGGTCGGAGTAAGGACGGACGGCGATGTTGTCGTTATCATTTACGAGCCAATCCAAAACGTCTGGCAAATTGGATTTATCCATTACCCGGAACCCTACGACGAAACCGAGGAACCCGAAAATAAAAAGTAAATATGCAGTACAGCAATAAGGATTACAACCCGGAAAAACACGACCGTTGGCGTGCGTTGACCGTAAAACAGCCATACGCAAATGATTTGGTAACGGAGGCGTACAAGGACGAAAACGGTATTGTTTACGGGAAAAAGACAATTGAAGTTCGGAGCAAAAACACGTCATACCGTGGCGACGTGCTGATATGTTCCGCAGCGTCCCCGGTTTATCCGGGAATGGAAAGCGGCGTTACTTTGGGATTGGTTGAGTTGTACGACGTAAAGCCGATAAAAGAGTTTACGCCGGAGGATTGGGAAAACACCCGGATTCCAAAGGAAAAGAGGGCGAAAATAACAAAGGGGTACGGGTGGTTGATGCGCAACCCCCGCCGGGTTATTGAATTTCCGGTTAAGGGGCAATTGGGTATCTATAATCTCGTATATACAAAAGGTTGTATTGTCGA